TCGTTGCCGTTGTTCGCCGACCCATAGAACTTCATATACATCTCGACAGAATCGTGACCGTTGCCGCGCGTCGTGACGCCCTTCTGCTCCAGGGTCTTTTGGCCATTGACCCAGAGCGTCACGGTCGTGCCTCCTGCGCAGCCGGTGCTCTCGCTGCCCCAGGTGTAGTGCATCTCGATGTCGAACCACTCGCCCACCGGCAGGGTCACGGTAGACCAGTCGGTTTCGTGGTTGACCGCGGTCCAGCTCCACTTGACGCGCATGCTGCCGTCCTCGGCCAGCATCAGGCCCGGCTGCGTGTGCCAGCGCTCGGAGTTAGAGACTGAGTGGAAGTCCCACAGGTTGATCCAGGGGTTGCTGTCTGTGCTGCTGTGGGCGTTGATGACCTCGGGGAAGTACCACTCGGCCGCGATGTAGACACCCGTGGCGCTCCTGACCAGTTCGTCGAAGGTGGCGTTGGCAAAGCTGTAGATGCCCGCCTGCGAGCGGCTGCCGCCGTTGTTGTCGAATGTGGCGATGTGCTTGAGCGCGAAGCCGGGGCCTCCGAGCGGGTCGTCGACGCGGTACAAGTCCACCTCGTCGTTGCCGCCGACCGCCTGGCCGATGGGTCGCTCGAGCTGGATCTGACTGAAGCCGTAAGGAGCCTCGCCGCAGCTGTTCTGGATGTCGTCGGTCCACAAGATGCCCGAGTGCGGCGCGGGTCGTGGCGTGTTGTGCGGCAGCGGTCTTGGAGTCGTGGCGTGCGCGCAGCCAGCCAGAGCCGCGCATGCAGCAATGACAGGAACGATAGGGATACGCATGGTTAGATCTCCGAATCACGGTTGTTTGGGTTCCAGTGTCGCCGATGGTCAGCATCGATCCTCTACGGCGCACGATCAGCGACTGCTGCCAGCGCACGACATCAGGGCCGGTGCTGCCGAGCTTCATGCCTGAATCAGCATTCCCCAGCTTGAGCTGTCGATGTTGACGTTGCTGCCGGCCACCCCGCTCGCGAACTGGAGAGATAGAGTTCCGATAGCCGTAATGTTTGCGGAGCCGTACACGAGCATCGGGGTGGACGTGCCTCCTGGACCCACGGCAGCGGAACCAAGGGGAGTGCCCCATGTAGCATTGGCTGCGACGAGTGCAGCGGGGCCAGTAGCTCCGAAGATGCGAATCCCGTTCGTGCTGAAAGTACCAGTAAAGTTCGCATTCAGACGCAGTCCGGTCGTGGTTGCGGCGGTGCTATAGGAGAGCAGCGCCACAAACACGTGACCGCCTGTGCGCCGGATATTCCACACGAACGGGAGGCCGATATCGGTCATGGTGGTGGACGTCGACCCTTGCCCGCCCGCTTGGCGGCCGACGTCGAACTGCTGCCCGACGAGCAGACTACCGATACGCCGCACGACTTCGGTCGAGATGATCGAGCCCATGCCCAAGTCGTCCGGGCCGCTCGTCTCGGTCAGCGGGTGCACGTGATCGAACGCGCTCGCGAGTCGCCCCGCACCTGCGTTAGCACTGCCGCCGACCTTGACCGGGGCCACTCTGCTTATGATTGGATTACTGAGAGGCACGGATCACGCGTCCTTCTCCATCAAGCCGCCTCGGTCACCTTCGCGTCGCCGTTCACCGCCGACCAGATGCCGGTGATGATCCCCGTGTAGTACCGTCGCGGCATCTCCCAGTACGCGCCTGGGTCGAGCTGCACCGACCAGCTGGTGAGTGACGCTGCTGACCCGAGCTTGAGGTACAGCGTCGCTGTGCTGTTGTTCACGACGAGCGCACCGACGCGCGCTGTATTCGCAGCGAGCAACGTGACAACAGTCGCGCTCGACGTCACGGCGGTGACGGTGCCAGTCGCCGGGCCAACGAACTCGACCGAGCCGATGTTCACGCCAGCATTCGCTGCGAGCTTGCCGATGACGTTGGCACTTGTCTGCAGCGCAACGCTCACGATGTTGGCTGTGACCGCGCCGGCGAGCGTCGCGAGGAACCCCCTGCTTTGGCCGATGTCGACCTCGACCGTGCCGGGCAGCGCGGTGGTGTCGTGAGCGCCGATGTGCTCGCCCGAGAGGGTGCGCGACTTGAGCGGCACTGTCCCGAGTTCCGGATCTGTGTAGTAGAGCGTCATGTGCTTTGGTCGCAGAGTTCGGCCATGGTCATCACCCGAGGTAGTGCGCTTGCGACTGGATCGTCGTAATAGAGTTCGCTCACGGTCTCACCCCACGTAACCCGAGACGCGCATGCGTCCGCTGCTGCAAAGGCCTACCAGTCGACCCGCGAACGGTGACTTGTAGTTCGGCGCTGTTGCCACTGGCACGCGGATCACTCGCGAGAAAGCATCGCCAGATAATGATGGCGAGAACCGAAGATTCAGCTTCAGCCGAGTGGAGGGTGCGCCGTTGAGTTCATCGAGGCGCAGGAGATCCATTACGCTTGGCGGAACCGTTGCTGTACCTGCACCCATATTCATCACTACCAGGTGCTGGGGAAGCACGACGGCATCGACGCTACTCACATTGAGACCAGGACATGCTGCAACCCACACCATGCCATCGACCGACCGATAAACGGCGCCTGATACGTTGAACGCAAGGAAACAGTTTGCGGTTTCACTCCACAGGACTCCCATCGGGGGATTCACCGTGTGTGGAATGGGGGTTGTTGCCGCGATCCAGTTCGCGCCGCTCTGGTCGCCTACATACATGGGATAGGTACCAGCGGCGTTGCCGACAGCACAAAAGCGATTGAGCGTGGGTGAGTACGCGAGTCCGCTCATTGTGACGCCACCAGACAACGTGGCGGTCGTGGTCCAAGTCACCCCGTTAGTGCTGCTCTTGATGGCTCCATCTGTACTCATGGCGACGACAGCGTTCGCGCCGGCAACGCATCTCAACAAATCTGAACCACCCGTCGCACGACGGGTGTAGGACCCGGCTGCATTGATCGCCGTCTGAATCTCCCCGCCGGTGCCCACGACAACGACCAGCCCAAGCGCATCAGACCAGCAGACGTCATTGAAGACCCCCGCGTAACTCGATCCGGCCGTAACCGACGCCCAGACGTCGGTCGCTTGCGCGTATCGAATCGATGGATTCGCCGAGCACACCGCGACTGCGTCACCGGCGGGCGTGCAAGCAAACCCCAGAACTGGGGCCGGACAGCTACCGATCTCCGTCCACTGCGTGAGTGCTAGGATCTCGGCCCTGCGGTCAATGAGCCTCTGCACCGCCTTGAGCACTTGAGATAGGTCGGACTCAACGCGCGTCAGCCCCGCGCCTGTGATCAAGTTCGCGAGCTCGTTCTGTGTATCGCTGAGCGCGTCCCACGCGTGATTGAAATACCCGGCTGGTGGTTCTTCGCCATTCGTGAAGCCCGCGGATCGCTTCCCTGGCGGCGGCGAGACCGTGCCTGGATAGCCGACTGGCGGAGTCGTCGCCCATTGGTCGAGCTTGAGTTCCATTAGAGCACCACCAAGATGCTGCCGGCGGGGGCAACAGGGTGCGGTTCTGTGTTGTACCCCATGTCGCGACCGTCGCTGATCGCAGAGAGCCGCCCGCGGTTGAAGCCGCGCGGGCTGTCATAGACCGAGTCGCCGCTGACCGAGAACCGGAACGACGTGGTCGAGTCGTACCAGTGAAAGAACGCTTGAACGCCGGCCGCCTTGGCCTCGACGATGAGCTGCGCAATCTCGACGCCGTCAGCGCCCAGCACCGGCCCCATCGCGTGGATCGTGAACGCTGCGGGATAGTGGTCCTCGATGCGAATCGGAACCTGACAGAGCTTCGCAGCGAGCGCGATGAGTTGCCGCGACAGCCCCGAGCTCTGATTGACGAGGACGCGCGCAGAAATCCACACCCGATACTGCTCGTCAGTGCGCCCCTCGCGCGGCTGCCCGACGATCTTGCCGAGCAGGTCGAGCACGGCGCCCTCGGCGGTCGCGGGCGAGCGCTTGGTGAGCAAGTCCCAGTAGGCCAGCTCGAGCGCCTGCACCTCGGCCGTCCACGCAGCGAGCAGTGCTGAGATCCTGGGCTGGCGATAGCGATCGGTCAGCAGCGCGACCGCATCCGTCTCGTGCGTCAGGATGAGGTTCATGACGGAAACTCCGCCACGGCAATGTTGTCCGGCAGGACGATCGCCAACTGTCGGCTTGCGATCGCGATCGACGGCTCGCCCGCATCGGGATCGCTGATGGCGGTGGTCGACAACCCGACGCTGGCATTGAGGACGCCTGGCACCCGTAGCGCGACGCGCACCATCTGGCCGGAGTACACGTCAGTGCCCACGTCGAGATACGCAGGGTCGAGCTTGTTGGTCGTGGCTGCTTGAAGCGCGAGCGCGAGCGCTTCGTCGCCTACATACTCGGCGCTGGTCACCACATCGATCGCGACGAACACTGTGACCTCGTCGGGGCGGCTGAAATAGATCGGATAGCTCTCGCCTTGCTGGTCGACCACCGTGACCGGGGGCTCGGTGCCGTGCGTCTGGATGCCGCCGACCTTGTTGGTAGCGATGCTCTCGCCGATCGCCTGCGCATCACCACCCCGCACGATCGCCTCGATCGAGTGCGGTGGCAGCCCGTCCGCTGTCGTGACGTCAGTGACGTTCTCAAGCACTGCGACCGCGACCACGTCAGGCAAGCGCGACAGGTCCGCGCGAATGCCGTTCACTGTGCCGCCGCCCGCCGCTGCCAGTTCACTCAGGCGCCGGAGGCGATACGCGGCATCGGTCTCGACGAAGGACCCGAGCGCTGCGTCCTCGGCGTTGGTGATGGAGTTCCAGCCCGCGATGAACGTCTCGATCACGTTGAGCGTGGTCGCGTTCGCGACGACGGGGCCGACTTCCTCGGACTCGAACAGCACGCTCACGTTCGCGGGTGCGCCGGTCGGGTTGAGCATCGGTTCGACGTTCACGAACCGCGCAACGGGGTTGCCCTGCACGCTTGCGACTGCATCACCGGCAGCGATGGTGGTGGCGGCCGAGAGGTTGACGGTGGCAGTCACCGTGCTTTTCTTTGCGTCGTGCCGCAGCGTGTTGGTCAGGCTGTAGAGCGCGTCCTGCTGCACGCCGCTGGCCATGTCCGGATCGAGCGCGTCGTAGAGTTCCTGTCCGGCCTCCCAGAGCTCGACGAGCTTGCTCGCAAAGACGCCGTTGAGTTGGCCGAGCACGCTGAACGGGCTCGTGTCGATGTCGGGGCCGAGGTCTGCGCGCTGGCGCGTCACGACGTCGTTGAGCACGTCTTCGAGGCTCTTGGGGACGAACCCGTCGGGCGTGAGACCGAAACTCATCGCGATCCCCCGATCGTCTGCGACAGGCCAAGCGACGCATCTTCGCCACTGCTGAGCAGGGCCTCTGCCTGGACCGTCAGTGTGCGAGTGGTGCGGTCCAGGCTCAGACGCATGTCGCGCACGTCAGCGACGCCTGGCACCGCGCGCGTTGCAGTCGCGAAGATCGCGCGCACCACCGCGGGGTTGACGCCCTTCTCGAGGATGTCGTGCTGGTAGTCGATGCCGAGCGAGCGGTCCTGAAACCACTCACCGCGGAACATGGTGATGTGAAACGCCCAGAGCTGCGCCACCGCTTCGGCACCTACACACAGGCGCGCGCTGCCGCCCTGCAGGTCCAGGTCACCAGTCGCGGGGTCGAGCGCCAGGTCCGACACGAGGCGCTGGTATGCGGGGACCGAGACGGGGTCAAGCGCTGCAACTTATGCCCAGGGGACAGCCGCGCCGCCCGCGGCCGGGACGGCTGTGCCGGTCGACGTCCAGGCGTGGATCGCGTCGGCCATGGCCTGGGCGGCGGCCGAGTGCGTCGTCGGAAATGGCGGGGCGAACAGCGTGGCAAACCCGACCGGACCAGACGGCGGCGTGGCTATGAACGCCGGCAGCATCCCCGCACCGAGCGCCGCGCCGAGGGTCGCGAACGCGGCTTCCATCGGTGGCGCGGCCGCGGCGGTGCCGAACGCTGAGAGCAGCGCCGCCTCGAGCGCCGCAGTGGCAGCCGTGATCGAGGCCGGTGTGGGCGGCGGCGTCAGGTCCGTGACATACCCACCCACCGCATCGGCCCATGCCGCGGCGCACAAGGCCGTGGTCGCCGGCGGGTTCTTGGCGATGTCCTCCAGGTCGGACTTGAGCGTTGCCTTGTTGAGGGTCATTTCAGCTTGTGAAGCGACGACAGGATCGTCGTGAGGTTGGGCGCGTCGATCGGCGTGCCCGATGGCCCCATGGCAGTGGGCACCGTCATGGCGCTGAGCCAGGTTTTGAGCGCGGCACCAAGCACCATCGGCTCGAGCGCCAGGTCGCCGCCGATCAGCACCGCGCCGGCCGGGGTGATGTGGATCTGCTTGGCGGCGGTGGCGCCCGTCACGCCGATCACGAGGTTCTGCGCGTGCACGCCCTCTAACAACGCCGTGCGGGGGGCTGGCCCGCACGGCAACGCCACCGCGCCCTCGAGGCTGTGTGTCCCCATGTCGCCCGGGACGATCGCCCGCTGGCTGCCCTTGCGCGCCGTCTGGAGCCATTGATCGAGCGAGCGTTCGGCGAACACCAGCAGCACGAAGTCGCCGGCCGCGAGCGGCACGCTTACAAAAAAGCCGCCGCCCTGCATGTAGCCCACCGGCACCAT